TTCTGGGCTGGATGCAGGGCTTCGTTGAGGAACATCCCGGTGTAGTCAAGGCGGTTGCGGCCGGAACTGTCGCTCTTGGAGGGTTCCTTGGCGTTATGACTGCCGCGTCTGCGGCAATAAAAATTGGCAGCGCAGCTATGGGCCTGTTCTCTGCATCCCTTGGAGTGACGGCTCCTGTTCTTGCGGGCGTTGTCATTGCAGGAACGGCTCTCGCTGCCGTAATCGGCGGAATTTCCGGCGCAGCAGACGACGGTGTCCCGCATGTGCGAGAACTGACCAGCGCAGCCCGCGATATGGGCAGCAGCATGGACGAGGTCAGCGACACCTACCATTCCACGCTGTCCAACATGGAAGCTACTGCCAGCGTCGCGGATCAGTACATCAGCAAGTTGGAGGCCATCGAAGCTGCCACCAACGGCAATACTGCCGGGAACGCCGAGTATCACGATACCCTTGCTCGCCTGTCTGCTCTGGTGCCCAGTCTTGCGGATGATATTGACCTCGAAACGGATTCCATCAAGGGCGGCACCGAAGCTCTGCGCCAGCACGCGAATGCTTATGCGGACGATGTAAAAGCGCAGGCTCGGCAAGAGTACCTGAACGGAATCTATGAGCAGTACAACGATGTGCTGGTCGAAAGTGCGGCGAATGAAGCGAAGCTGGCTGCTGCACAGGCAAAGGTCGAAAAATCCAATGCCGGCATGGACGCAACTTACAGCAAGCTGCTTTCCACGCTCGGTATGACGGACGAACAATTCAAGTCCACTTATGGCACAGTTCAGGATATTCCTTGGCGTTCCATGGGCGAGGATGTGCAGCAGCTGCGCACCGAGTACATGGGCTACTCGGAAGACCTCGCTACCGCCCGGCATGAAGTCGAAAACTACACCGAGGCCGTAGAGCAGGATCAGGAAGCCATCGATGCAGCTGAGGCCGAGTATCGGGAAGCCGTCGATGCAGTCAATTCCCTGAACGCAGCGCAGGAGGACGCTGCCAGCAGCGCCAACAGCGTAGCCGAGCAGCAGCAGACCGTAACCGACGCTATCTCCAATGCCGAAACCGAGATTCAGGACATCGTATCGGCCTACAATGACGCTTTTGACGCTGCGTACAAGAGTGTCAGCGGCCAGTATGACCTGTGGGATTCTGCCGAAAAGGTCGTGGCCACCTCCGCATCGAGCATCAACTCTGCACTGGAAAGCCAGATTACCTACTGGGATAACTACAACCAGAACCTCGAAAAGCTGAACGAGCGGGCCGCTGACATTGACGGTCTGAACGAGGTCATAGCCAGTTTTGCTGATGGCAGCAAGGATTCTGTCAACGCCATTGCTGGTATGGCATCCGCTTCTGACGCTGACCTTGCGAAAATGGTAGAGAACTACCGTTCCCTGCAAGAAGCACAGGAAAGCACCAGCGATAGCCTTGCCGACCTCCAGACCGGGATGAGCAACGCTCTGGACGAAATCGCACAAGACCTTTCAGATTCCGTGTCCGGCATGGATTTGAGCGATGAGGCAGTCAAGAGCGCGCAGGCAACGATTCAGGGCTTTATCGACGGTGCGGAGAACATGACTCCGCTCGTCAAAGAAGCCTACGGTCGGGTGGCCTCGGCTGCCACCTCTGCTCTGTCCACCGCAAACTCCAACTACAATCTGCACCAGCGCAGAGGCAATATTCCGGGCTATGCAGTCGGTACGGAATCCGCTGCGCCTGGCTTTGCCATCGTCGGCGAGAAAGGCCCGGAACTGGTCTACTTTGATGGCGGCGAAACCGTTCTGACCGCAACCGAAACTCGCACTGTTCTTGACAAGGCGGAACGTCTTTCTGCACTGGACTCCGAAATCAAATCGACGAGAGAGTTTTCAGATTCGTCAGAAATTCAGAAGATTGTCGAGAAAAGAAACGAATACAATGCGC